TAATGAGTATTCCAAACATTGGCGCAGACACAGCTGGTTTTCTTGCAGTAATGACAGGTATTGCTGCTGGTTTGTTTGTATTTGCAATAGGTAAGGGTGCAAATGTAATGGGAGATGCGCTGAGTGCATTTACAGGAAATTTTGCTGACAATATCAAAACAGATATAACCACCTTATTAAGTATTCTTAATGATGACAACATCAGTGTAAAGAAATCTGAAGATTTCAGTACAATAATGGGCAACATAGCTGAAGGGTTAGCAAAATTTGGGTTAGGAAAATTTGTAGGTGTCCTTACTGGGGCGGCTTCTGCAGCTTTAAATTTCTTATCAGGATCAGACTCTCCTGTTCAAGAAGTTATGAAACTTGCATCAAAATCTAAAGAACTAACAGAAGGTGCAGACGCTATGTCAAAAATTGGTGACGGGTTAGATAAAATGTCTGCACTTAAATTTGATGGCAGCAAACTGAACATTGAAGAATTTGCTGAAGATTTGATGAAATCTATTCCTGCTCTTGAAGTTGCTATACAAGGTGGCACAGTTGGTGAAGGATGGTTTTCATCAGGAGAAAAAATTCAAGGCCTTGCAAGTACTGACATTGGTTGGACACAAGCTGCGACAAATATAAATTTGTTGAAAGACGCTTTCAGTCAAGTTAATTCAGCCCGCAGTGGATCGTCTGGCGGCGCCTCAGCTGAGCATGACAAATGGAATATTGATGGCGCCCCCCAAAAGAGACAAACTGGCGGCCCAGTTACAAAAGGCACGCCATATATTGTTGGGGAAAATACTCTACAAGGCGAATTATTTGTGCCCAGCGAATCAGGAGCAATAATAAATGCTCAAAGAACTCAACAAATACAACAAGCAGGATTGCAAAGAGGCGATGCATCAACAGCCGCACCTACTATTGTTAATGCGCCATCTAACACTGTTGTAGACAATAAACAATCAAACACAACTAATACTACAGTGTCCTTTTCACACCCAAGTCCAATTCTTAATGCAGTTAATGTTGCAGCATAAAAAAATCCCCTCTGAGAAATTCTCTCAGAGGGGATTAAAATGTTTACTCTAACAGTTTTACCCGTCAGCAAGTTTCTGAAAATAATCTAGAGTTTCCTCTTGATCATCATCGTCTACTGATACCTTGGGAGTAGGTGCTACCTTGGTATCAACAACCACATCTGCTACAGACTCATCTTCCAATAGAGTTGTTGCATTTCCTACCGTAGTAGTTCCAGCAAGAACTATATTCAAACGAGTCTTCAATTCATCATATGACTTGAAGTTAGTTGTAGCAGTGAACTCCTTGAGAGCATACTGCTTCTTCCACACTTCTTCAATCTCATCATCATTATCAAATAGTGGTGACGATCCTTCAAACTCCGACTTATCGTAGTTCCAATAACCATCTACCTTACGAATCTTCAACTTGAAATTCGCACCCTGCCAAAAATCAAAGGGATTAATTGGCTCTTCATCATCAAATACGGGCTGCATCGCTTCCATGATTTTATCAAAAATCTTCTTACCAAAACGATAAAGAAAAACCTTACCTTCACGTTCAGGATGCTTAGAATCACTCACAACATAAATGTTAGAGTAATACTGTAGTTTGCGCTTCTGGCGACGAGCGATTTCCTTATCAGACTCTACACCAGAGTTCCAGTATGCAGAATTCATTTCTGACACAGGATCATTTTGTCCAAGAGTAGTAAGAGAGTTCTCAATATACCACTGGCCAGTTGGTCCCTGAAATGCATGATTCCAGAGTTTGGCCCAAGGCATATCTTCACCTGATACTGCCGGTAGAAAACGAATGACTGCATAACCATTACCCGTCTTATCGAGTTCTGGCTTCCAAATTCGTTCGTCCACATAGGACTTCTTTTCTTGGGGTTGTGTTTCGGACTGAGCTGCACCAAGCAGTTTGTCCAAAGAGTTTTGCTTCTTCATTTGAGCTAATGACATCATATATCTCCTTATGTTGATGTATTTTATCGTATGTTAATTTTATTATTATATACGGCTTTGTATGGAATGTCAAGTTCCATTTACTATTTATGTTGATTAAATTTCAGTAATTTCAAGAGCATCACATAACTCATCTTTAGTTATGTATGACACATTCCCTTTACTACGTATAATACGCAGTTTAGAATCTACCAAAGAAAATTTAATAGAAGGAAATTCTTTGAACACAGTTTGCATTTGGTTATACCAATTCTCTTGATTATAACCTCTTGCTGTGGCTGATAGATAATTTTTGGTGTCCTTATACACGTTATTCAAAGGAGCATCATATGAACCAAGGTCAAATCCCAACACATAAACCTCTTTAATGTTGGCGGATTTACATGCGAGATACAATGCCGTATTACCAGCAGACCAACCTATAGGATAGTCAATAGTATTAACTGTATCATTTTCTTCTACGTAAGTAATCCAGACACCAACATCCTTTTCCAATTTCATTTTAAGGTCTTTCATGTCAAGGTGTGGCCATAATTCAGATGCTTCTTTAATTTTCTCTCGTAAAGTTTGGGGGTTTTTTCCTGATATAACACATAGATCAGTTCTATTCTTACTCTTATGAACAAATGGGCTGGAGAATCCCAAAAACGATGTTTCTGAGAATAACATATTTGCAACATCAGCAGGAACAATAGACCAATTCGCAAAATAACAAATTCCCTGTTCTGGCCATTCTGCATTCTCTACACAATATCCCGAATCATATATCTCCTGTTGCATAGCATAATCAACAGCAACAAGAGCATCAACAGGGCCATCACGATATATTGCGTTACATCCCCAAGTGACTACATCGTCAGATATTTTATATTTCTTGGGAGCAAACCATGCTCGAGATTCTCCATTACCTATAACTAAAGCTCTGTGTTGATTATTCATAAATTCGTATGGCCCTCCATGAAACTGGAAATAACTTTTTGGCGATTTCATCAATTTTCCATCCAACATCTTGTGTTTCCTTTTGTGCATCTGATTTGCATCGTAAATTACACACACGAGCAAACGCATATAGTGTACCACTCCAATACCATTCTGTCATCATTGCTTGAGGAAGAACCATACGTGCCATCTCTGGTGCAACACCTTTATCTAACATATTTTCATAACATTGTTTTGCAAATGTATATGCTGGTAATACACTATATTCAATGGTTTCATCAGAAGAACCTTGTTTCTTGTTCTCCGCTGCACGACGCCATTCTGTAGGTGTATAGAACTCTGGTTCATCATCAACGTATCGTCTTGATACTTCATTCCATACCAATCCTACCTGATGTTTTACTAATTGTCTTGCAACAAACACTGGAGCTTTAATATGAAACTGCATGGAAGCATGACCAAAGGGGCTCCAATGATTGTGTTTTGCGAGATAATTTATGAGTTGGGTGTCATTCTTTTCATCAAATTCTGCATGATATTTTGCAAAAGAAACACGGGCAGCATTTACTACCGATAAATCACTACCCATATAATCTGTTAATTCTACTTTCATTTTATTTGATTCTCTTTCAAAAATTCAATTACAGCTTCCCTATCAGACTGTTTCTTTAGTCCCTTGAATACCATTTTAGTGCCCTTGATGTACTTTTTGGGATTTGCTAGGAAATCATCAAGATTACATGTATTCCAGATAACCTCTGAATTTTTCATTGCTTTGGAATACTTATATTTTTCAACTGAACCAGCCTTCTGGTCAAAAACAGTTCCTAGTGCAGGCCCCAATTTATTTTTGGTGAAGCTATGGCAAATTTTACACTTCTTCTTAAAAACCTTTTTGCCCTGCACTACATCTGTTACAACAGGTTTATCAGCAGCATATGCATTTCCTGCATTCCAACACATACCAACTGCCAATAAAACGATTACGCCCCATTTTTTTATCATCAAATTACTCCTTCAAAATAACTGGTGCCGGTAGAAAGAATCGAACTCTCGTCTAAGCTTTACAAAAGCCTTGCTACACCACTCAGCTACACCGGCAAATTTTAAAATTTTGTATTTCGATTTGCTCGGGGATGGGGAAATTCTTTACGTCCAGCAGGACGATATCCCTTTGGCCATGCTGGTTGCCGTGAAGCAAGTTTATTAACACGTTCAAATAACTCCATATTATGTTTTGTCAACTCAGCACAATCAAATTCTAAAGTTTTAACCCTAGACCTTAGTTCTACAATTTCATTTTCCATGTGTGCTTCCTTACGAGCAACATCTTCCAACTCAACTTTATCATTCATCATCAGACTCCTCTATCAAATTTAATAACTGTATTCTATACTGTTTCTTATCAATTGTCAAGAACCTTTTGTATTTTTGTAGTAATTTATTGACATCATACCAAATATAATCTTCTGACATACTCCTATTCCAGCTCTTGGTAAAGTCTAAAAGTTCATCAAGAATAATCAATGTTTCTAATGATACTCTCTTACCAAGATATTCTTTTAATAAGAGTGGATGTTCTGATTTCTTTACTTTAAATATTGGATTAAAATTTTCTACGAATGGCTGGATTTCTTCAGCGAATATGTCGTAAAAATTCGTTCTCTTCTCTTTCCAATTTTCATAATTCTCATCAGTAAAATCAGCAACATATCCACTCCGTGTTGCAACGAAATTGGCTACGAAATAATCTTTAATGTCATCGTAGTTGTCATATTTTCTGGAAAGTTTAAGAAAGAATATTTTGTCTTTACGCTTCCAATATGAATCCCTAGATACACGACTCTTGCCCTTATAAGTTAGGAAGTCGTAATCTTTTCTATTGAAGTGTGCTTTTAATGCACAATACATTAGATAGATGTCAATGGGGTCCATATTGCAAACTTACCTCTTTCATTGATATAATATACATTACGAACACCAACATCCATGATTAGCTGTTGACATACTTCACAAGGATAACTAATAGCAAAGTCTAGGTTTTTCAAAACACGAACAACATACAAATCTTTGCCTTCACAATTATCCAAACCATTTCTAATAAGTGCCGATTGCTCAGCATGAAGAAAAGGCCATTCTGTCCTTCTGTGCATCAGGGGATGTGTTTTATAACTATTGTTGCCAGTGCTTACTAGCATGTTCTTATGTGCAAGTACAGCGCCTAGTTTAAAGTTTCCTTTACCTCGCCCACCTGTTCCGGTTCCTTGAATCGCCGCTTCTTTTGCTGCGTTGAAGAATTTGTCGTTCATCATTTGATTATACTGGTAGTTGTGCTTGCCTCGGTAGAAAATTCAAGTCTCTTGCATTTGCTTCGATTTTTTCTTTAAGACCTTTTGAAATTAAAGACTTAACTGTTTGGGGTTCAATCCCCTCTTTTTCACAATAATGTAAAACAGCTTCCATGTGAGTAATCTGTTTTTCCTTTGCGATATTTTCAATCGTATTTGTAAAAATTTTAGATGTTGTTAATGCCATTGTTTTCCTTATTATAAAATTGGAGAGTTAACCATGACTCTCCACGGATGTATTACGGCATCACCCGTGAGCCATCAAGTTACGCAGCGCGTAGAACTTGAGTGCCAGCAGCAACCACAGAGCGAAGTGGGGTGCCAAGGCGATACTTCATATAAGTTTCACCATCGTATGAGCTCACTCGCTTGTTCAGAAAGATTGAATATCCTTCTGTACGCAATTGACTAATCACTGCGCGAACATTCTTAACACCATAGCGGGCGCTAATCTGCTTTGCAGTAAGTTCTGCACCTGTTTCAAGGGCATTCACTACTTTAGTAGCTTGGGTCTTCGTAGTAGTCATATTTAAATTATCTCCTTATCATGACATTTTCAAAGTGGAAGATTTTGATTCTGTTGCTAGGACAAAATCTTCCAAAAAACCCCGAGCGATTAAGCAGCTAGTGCGTAATCCTCAAATGCCTCATTATCGTTGGCATTTATAGTTTTGACCAATAACGGAGTCATCCGACAATTCTCCACATTCCTATACATTGCCAGTCGAACCTAATATCGCCCCCATCAGAAAAAGACTAGATATGTTATTCCAGCAAGTAAGGTTATGTCTGCACAAATACTCCAAAGAATATATGCTTTAAACATCCACTTACTTATCTCTCGTACTATGGGGTTCTTCATCACAACCCCCTAGCAATATCTGTTCCACACTAATCTCCTTTTGGTGGAGGCGGTGGGTATCGCACCCACGTGCTGTACAATTTTCAGTCTGTTTCATCAAATTGTACTCTATTTATACCATATCCAGAATAAAAAGTCAAGTGCTTTTTTAATTTATTTTTTATAAAAGACATGATTGTCAATCAAAGTTGTTTTGGTAAAATGTTCTGCCCACCACGGGTTAACATATATCGAATGATAATATAGCGCACCACCCGTAATATCAATCATCATTGTCCTAACCTTCTCTGCAACCTGATATAAATGATTAAACATTTTCTTGTTATGTGGTTTATCTGTCTTTCCATCACAATACCAACTAAATGCACATTTATTCCTTAAAGGAATGAGTTTTGTTTTATCTTTCCATGAAGGCACGTGCTTTCCTTGTTTGACAACACCACATATCGTATTTGGAAAGCTCTTATTTCTTACACGATTCAACACCACATT